CACCCCGCCTACCTGACCGCGATCGTGCACGACCAGGGCTGCATCTACGGGCCGTGGCTGGAAGGTGTCGGCTCCCGCAACGCGACCACGCGGTTCAAGGGCTACCGGCACTGGCGGACAACCCGGGCCGAGCTGGCGTCGCGGGTGGACACGATCGTCGGCCCGACCGTCGACCGGCACGTCGACCGGTTGAGGGGGTGACGGGTGGACACGGCGGGAATCCTCGACCAGATCGTTTCGCACGCGCTGTCCAGCGGCTGGTTCGAGCGGGTCAACCAGCACGAGCCGAAGAGTGCGCCCGGTAACGGGCTGTCGTGCGCGGTGTGGCTGGAGTCGATCGGCCCGCCACGTAGCGGGTCGGGGCTGTCGTCGACGTCGGGGCGGCTGGTGTTCAGTGTCCGCCTGTACACATCGATGCTGGCAGATCCGGCGGACGCGATCGACCCGCTACTGATGTCCGCGTGTGATGCGCTGCTGACCGCCTACTCCGGGGATTTCGAGCTCGGTGCGACGGTCCGGGCGATCGACCTGCTGGGCATGTCTGGGGATCCGCTGTCGGCTCGCGCCGGCTACCTGGCGCAGGACAACAAGTTGTTCCGGGTCCTGACCATCACCCTCCCGTTGATCGTTAACGATCTCTGGGCTCAGGTCGCGTAGGAATGGGGGCGAATTGTGGCAAAGAGTAGCGGACTTGGCGACAACCTGTACATATCAGGCTACGACCTGTCTGGCGATACCGGCAGCGTCGACACCATCAGCGGCGGCATCGAAACCCTCGACGTCACCGGCATCAACAAGTCCGCGTTCGAACGCATCGGCGGCAAACGGACCGGCACCATCGAATGGACGTCGTTCTGGAACACGGACGCGCTCGCCGAGCACGACGCCCTCTCGGCGCTGCCCACCGCTGACGTGACCGTCACCTACTGCCGCGGCACCACCATCGGCAACCCGGCCGCCTGCATGGTCGCGAAGCAGGTCAACTACGACCCGACCCGCGGCGCTGACGGCTCGCTGACCTTCAAAATCCAGGCCCTGTCGAACGGCTACGGCCTGGAGTGGGGCGAGCTGCACACGGCCGGGATCCGCACCGACACCGGATCGACCTCCCCCGCGACCGGCGTCGATGGCGGGGCGGCCTCCGCGTTCGGTTTGCAGGCGTACCTGCACGTCTTCGCCCTGACCGGTTTCGACATCACAATCAAGCTGCAGGAGTCGTCCGCTGTCGACGGTGGTGGTGACGCGTTCGCCGACGTCGCAGGCGGCGGCTTCACTGCCGTCGCCGCTGCCGGGTTCACGCCGACGACGCAGCGGATCGCGACCGCCGCCGGACTCGCCGTCGAGCGCTACCTGCGGGTCGTGTCCACCGTGGCAGGCGGCCCCGGATCCTGCTCATTCGCCGTGGTCGTGGTCCGCAACACCGTCGCGGACGCGGTGTTCTGATGCGCCCCCTCAGCCGCATCCAGCCGCAGGGCCCCGTGGTCGCGTACCAGACGTACGCGCTGTACGCCCCCCGTCAGACGCACCACAAGCGGGTGTCGTGCGCCGAGGCCGGCTGCCCAGAACAGGCCCACGGGTGGGTGTCGCTCATCGATGAGCGCACTGACCGGGGAGCCGCGCAGGCCCACTACATCCGCCGCGACTCGGGGCGCCGGTTCCGGGAGGAACGCACCCGTGACGGGCTCACCCGGTTCGTGTTTCCGCCTGGCCAGCGGTGTTTCCGGCAGCACTGGCGACGCAACGACCGCGAGGCCCTGTGTGTGGTGCGCGGCGGGGACTGGCGCCACAACCTCGGCGTGATCCGCGACCACGGCACCCGCGCCGACCTGTGGGTCGAGGACTTCGCCGAGCACCAGGACCGACTGATTGCCGCCGCCGGAGCGGGAGGGGAGCCGTGATGGCCGCCATGGGTGCTGAGGCGCTGTTTGAGGCGCTGCAAGCGGCCGGGATCGCGGACCAGGCAACCCGCCGGGTCGTGATCGACGTTCAGGCCGGCGAAGCGCCGGTCGTCCACATCGAGCGGTACGGCGACCGCGAACTCATCGACGTCATCCGGGCTCTGGGTGGCGTGGAGATCACACGAGAGGAGAGCGGCAGTGGCCAAGGCTAGCGGTCTCGGATGGACAACGTTCTCGATCGATGACGGCACGGGTGCCGCATCGGCGATGGTCAACGACATTCTCAGCGCCGAGTTCGCGACACCTCGCGGGGTGTTCGACGTGACCGGCCTCAACAAGTCAGCGTATGAGCGGATCTTGGGCCTGGCGGACTTCTCCGGGCAGGCGACCGGGCAGTTCAACTCGGCGCTATCGCACGCGGCGCTGAAGACCGTGTCGTCCACGTCGATCAACCGGCAGGTGTCGATCACCGTCGCCGGGCAGTCCATCGCCCCGGAATGCCTGGTCACCGACTATGCGCTCACCCGCGCCGCCGACGGCAACCTGACCTGGACGGCGCCGTGGGTGCTGGCCGACGGCACGATCCCGAGCTGGAGCTGATCCGATGACCGATCAGGCTCCAGGCCGCTACCAGCGTCCGTTGATCAAGCTGACGTGGGCAGACGACACCGAGTTCGCCGGGCTGGTGGTGCGCTGCAGGCGCATCTCCTGCCACGAATCGTTCGAGCTGGAGCGCGCCCGCAGCGAACTGGCGGCGCAGTCGGACCGGTCGACGCGAGACGCGTGGGAACCGGTGCAGCGGCTCCTCGTGGGTTCCCTGATCCAGTGGGAGGGCGAGGCCGCCGCCGACCCGGTGATCGTCGAGTGGAACCTGGACGATCACCGGGGCCGGCCGGTGCCGGTGACGCTCGACGGGATTCAGGGCCAGGACCTCGCGTTGACGATCGAGATCTCGACGCAGCTGATACGGGCGGCGACGGGTGTGCCGGCCCCTTTGCCGCAGCCCTCCACCGAGGACCCGGCGGTGGAGGCCGATATTCCAATGTCGACTGTGGACCTCAACGAGGAGGTGAGCCCTTCGACCTCTACAGAACCCGAATGATCCTCGCGTTGTGCGACGCGTACCGGTGCCTGCCGTCCGCCGCGCTCGCCGAGGACGCCGAGGCCATACAGCTGCTCAGGATCGCGGCCACCAGGGGAGGTGACATCGATGGCGAACGATATTGAGATCCGCGTGACCGGCTCCAACACGTCCGGTTCCGCGTTCGCCGCCGTCAACCGCTCCGTCAACCAGGCCAAACGCAACGCCGCTGCCGCATGGAAGGAGTTCGACGTCCTCGCCGTGGCGGCAGAGACCGCAGCGGCCGAGATCGCCAAGCTCGACGAGGCGCTCGACCGGCTCGACGCAGGCGACGCCCGCGCCGTAGCCGCCGCCCTCCGCGACGTCCGCAGCGAAGCCCGCAACTCGATCGTCCCCATGGCAGAGCTGGTCGACACGAGCCGGAAGCTCGCCACCGTCGGCGTGCCGTCCGCGAAGGCGGCCGCATCTGCGGTGGATGACATCGGCGACGAGGCGGCGCATGCGGAGGAGAAGGTCGACGACGTAGGCGACGCCCTCGACGGCATGGGCAGCCGGGCCGGCGGGGCACGCGCGAAGATCGGCGAACTGCTGACCGCCCTGGCCGCCGCTGGGCAGGGCGACATGGGGCTGCTGTCCGGCATGTGGGGGGCCCGTCAGCAGCGGATTCTCCGCGAAGCCGAAGCCGAGCTAGACCGTATCCAGAAACGTGCTGCGGAGGGGCTGCCAGACGAGACAAAGTGGACACGCGGCGCGGAAGCGTTGAAGCGCTCACTCGCCCCCGCCCACGAGCACATACGCAAGATCGGCGATGAGCTGTCCATCCTCGGCGACACCTCCGTCAAGGACATCGGGCGGCAGATGACGGAAGGGTTCTCACAGTTCGGCACGGCCATCACCGGCGGGATCCGCGGAATCGCATCGATGGGCCCTGCAATCGCCGTCGCGATCGCAGCTGCTGCGCCCCTCATCGGCGCGGCGGCATCGGAGGCCGTGCTGCTCGGGATCGGCGGCGCCGGTATCGCTGCCGGTATCGCAGCCGCGTTCCAGGATGAGCAGGTCAAGACCGCGTGGTCACGGTTCGCCGAGGTCGGTAAGGCCGAGTTTACGCAGTTGGGCGACTCGTTCCGGAGGCCGGTCATTCGGGCGCTGGACGACATGACCGGGCGGCTGCAGCGGCTCGACCTGGCCAGCGCGATCCGGCCCCTGTCCGCTGCTGTGATTCCGCTGGAGCAGGGGCTGGCAGGGCTGGTCGAGAACGCGATGCCGGGCATGAGGAGGGCCATCGAGACCGCTGTCGAACCGATCGCCAGCCTTGAGGATGATCTCGCCGGGCTCGGGAGCGACATATCGTCCATGTTCGACGGCATCTCGATGGGTGCCGAGGGCGCGTCCCGCGCCATGTCCGACATCGTTGGTCTCGCCGGTGCCCTCCTCACGCAGATCGGCGCGGTGGTCGGCACCCTCGGCGAGGTCTACGAGTGGGCCGACAAGCTCGGCATGACCGCCCTGTTCGGCGCGCTCGGCGACGACAAAGAAGAGGCAATGAAGGAGGTCAACCAGGGCGCCGCCCAGTCCCACCGGGACCTCGCAGCCGCAGCCGACGAAGCCGCCGCCGCACAGCAGCGCCTGTGGGCAGCCACCGACTCCTACAACCAGGCAATGCGGGGCACGTTCGACGCGAACCTGGCCCTGGCGGGCGGGTTCCGGGAACTCAAGGCGCAGGTCGAGGCGAACGGGACGAGCCTCGACATCAACACCGAGTCGGGCTACAACAACACCCGCTCGCTTTCCTCGCTGATCGAGGCGGCGAACCGGGCTGGCGAGTCGCAGCGGCAGCTGGCCATCGCCGCTGGCGACACAGCAAACGCCGACGCCCGCGGGGACGCAGCCCGGAACGCCTCGCTCGCCTCGATCCGTGCGCAAGCCGAGGCGATGGGGTTCGACCGGGCACAGGTCGACGCGCTGATTCGGTCGCTGGCAAGCGTCCCAACTGGCCGGATGGAACTCGAATACCGGATCAGGGTTGCCACGGAACTGGTCAACGCCGCCGGCATCGACACGTCCGGCATGTCCCTAGGCCAGATCGCATCCCGCGCCCGGATCATCAACAAGGGCATGGCCAGGGGCGGCCCGGTCCGTAAGGGCGAAACGTACATTGTTGGCGAAAACCGAGCCGAGCTGTTCGTCCCGGACGAGAACGGGACGATCATCCCGGAGGTTCCGGCCCCCGGTAGCCCCCGGCCGTGGCCAGGCACCAGCAGCGGCGGCGGCGGTGGGGTCGTGTTCGCGCCGGTGTTCAACATCCAAACCCTGGACCCGCGGGCAGCGTCGGTCGCGGTAATGGATGCGATCGGCGAATGGGAGCGCACCAACGGCAAGGGGTGGCGCTCGTGACGGTCACATGGTTCGACTCGATCGGCGTCACGGTCGAGGTTGCGCTGACGACAGCCACCTCGACCTGCGGGATCTGGGATTCGGCGATTTGGGATGCGGCCCTGTGGGGTCCGGACGAAACATGGACGGACGTATCGGCGTACGTGAGGTCGTTCGATACCCGCCGGGGTTTCGCATCGGACCTGCGTGCCTGGTCAGCCGGCTCCGCGACGATCGTCCTTGACAACCGCGACGGCCGGTTCTCCCCCGACAATCTTGAGGTCGCAGCGCCGTACGTGATTGGGGGGATCTCCGGTATCCGTCCCGGCCGTCCCGTGCGGATCCGCATGACCTACGGCGGTGTCACCTACTCGGTGTGGCGCGGCTACGTCGACGAGTGGGCCGAGACGTGGGAGCCGGTAGCTACCCGGGCCGGCGACGCCACCATGACGATGCACTGCTCAGACGAGTGGGGAAGGTTGTCGTCCGCAGTCGGCTACACGACCGCATCGGCCGGTGCTGGTGAGACGTGCGGAGCGCGCTGGTCGCGGATCCTGACGGCCGCAGGGTTCACCGGAACGACAGACTTCGATGTTGGGACGGTGACGTTGCAGGCCACGGACCTGTCAACGGATCCGGTACGCGAACTGGTGATCACGTCCGCCAGCGAGGGCGGCGCGATCTACGTCGATGACGATGGGGTGCTGGTCGGCCGCGACCAGTACTCGGTGATCGAGGACACCCGCTGCACGACCGTACAGGCCACGTTCGGTGACGGGCCGGGCGAGATCCCCTGGACCAGCCTGGACGTCGCGCCGCTCGGAGTCGACCACGTGATCAACATCGCGTCATACAAGCGCGTCGGCGGCACAACCCAGCGGTACACCGACGCAACCAGCCGCGCCATCTGCGGCGACCGCGCAGACCGAGATTCCAGCATGCAGTCGTTGGTGTGCCAGACCAATGCGCAGGTGCTCACGCTCGCCACCCGCACGGTCGCCACCAGCAAGGATCCTGACGCGCAGGTCAAGGCGCTGACGATCGCACCGCGCGGCGACGCGGCGACGCGAGTTCCGGTCGCGCTCGGCTCGAAGATCCGGGACCTGGTGGAGGTGATCCGCCGGCCCCCGTCGGCGCAAACCCACACCATGACCCGCTCGTGTTTCGTGGCCGGGATCCGGCAGCGGCTCAACCAGACCGGGCGGTGGGAGACCACGTTTGACCTGGCCAACGCCGGCCCGTACCGGAAATTCGCGGCATCGCTGTGGGACACGGGCTTGTGGGGGTCGTCCGACGCTGACCCGGCCGCCGCCCTGTGGTTCTACTGAGGACGGACGACATGACCACGCCCGAGACTCCCCCGCCGACGCTGGTACCGCTCGTCGCCGTACTCATCCATCCCATCAACGTCGAGCGGCACCCGACCTACCCGCCCGGATGGCGCTGGGCCGTCTACGTCGGCGGCCAGCCCCCGGCCGACCTGGACTACTGCGTCAATGCCGGCCACGCCGACACCGAGATCCTCGCTGCCGTCGCGGGCGAGTCACACGGCGCCGCCGTCGTCCGCGGGCTACGACTCCTCGGCTACCCGGCCGCCTACCGGGTGCAGGCCATCACCTGGGATCCCATCCCCGCCGCAGCCGACGACCGGCCGCTCGTCATCGTCCAGGAAGGACACCGCTGATGCCGTACACCACGGTCGTTGCCGGGACTGCAATCACCGCGTCATGGGGCAACGCAAACGTGCGTGACCAGGTTGTGACGCCGTTCGCGTCCGCCGCCGCCCGCACCGCTGCGATCGGCACCCCCGTCGAAGGCATGGTCGCGTGGCTGTCAGACGTGGACCGGCTGGAGGCGTACGACAACACCTCATGGGTCCCAGTTGGCCCGCACCGGGTCGGCGGCAGCGTCCGCACATCCGACGTCACCATGACGACGACGGAGACGCTGGCGGACTCCGCGACAGTGACGATCGTCGCAGGCCGCCGCTACGAGGTCCTATGGTCAGGCTCCTACAATTCGAGCGCCGCCGGAGATTCGATTGATATTCGGCTTCGCTACGCCGCCGGCGGCAGCGTAGCGAATACCGACACCCTCATCAAGGCGCTCCCACTGGCGGAGCCGGCGGCAAATCATAATCTCGACGGAAGTTTTTCGTTCGAATGCACCGGAATTGCTGCCGGACAAACAACGTTCGGCGTTTTCGCGGTGCGAATTGCCGGGTCGGGCACGGTGCATATGTATGCATCGGCAATCTATAACGTCCACTTCTTCGTGAAAGACATCGGGACCTAGCAATGGATATGACATATGCCACGTACTCCGGTGACGTAATGACGTCCTGGGGCAACCGCGTCTCCGGCGACCTCGCCGCGACCACGCTCGACGCCGCGGCGGCCGAGCTGCTCGCCGAGATCGCCGGGACACCGGAGCACCTGCGGCCGCCAGTCGACGAGATCCGGCTCTGGTCCGGCGCGTCACCGGCACTGCCGGCTCGCGAGCCTGACTACGTCCAGCAGGTGCCGGCATGATCCGCCGGTGCGCCGCAGTGATCGCGGTGGTCGCGCTCGTCGTGACCACGGTACCGCTGTGTGCCGCCGCGGTTCCGCCGACCGCGCAGATCTACGCGATCGGCGACTCTATCACCGGCGGCACCGCGTTGTCGTTCGCCTGGCAGGCGTGGCCGGAGCGGGCAGCTAACCGGGCGCTCGGGCCTGACCACATCCGCATGCACGTGATCGCGCACGGCGGGCAGTGCCTCGTGGCCACGATCTGCGCGTACGGGCCGCCGCTGGTGCGGACCTGGCCGGGCGAGGTCCTCGCCGCGTCGCCGACACCGACGACGATCCTGCTCATGATCGGCCGCAACGACCTCGCGCACGCGACAGTCGACCAGATGATGGCCGCCTTCCACGAGCTGGTGTCGTCAGCAGCCGAGATCGGGGCGCAGGTGATCGTCGGGACCGTGCTGCCAGCCGGCGCCGGATACGCCTGGTGGGACTGGACGGAAGCCGACCGGCGTGCCCTCAATGACAGGATCCGGAGCGAGTTCGCCCCGGACGTGTTCGACGGCGCCGCCTCGATCGGCGACTCGCTGTACGGCTGGTACGACTCCGGAGACCGGATCCACCCAGCCTGGCCAGCACACGTCGTCGTCGCCGACACGGTACCCCTCGGGAGGATCCGATGACGATCTGGCTCGCGGACATCTCCAACTACCAGGGCGGTATCAGCGTCGAGCAGGTCGTCGCCGAGGGCTACAGCGCCGTGATCTGCAAGGCCAGCGAGGGCACCACGTTCCGGGACGGCTGGTTCGACGGCTGGATCCCGCGCGTGCAGGCGGCTGGCGGTATCCCTGGCGCGTACCACTTCCTGCGTGCCGGCGACGGTGCCACCCAGGCGCGGATCCTCCACGCGAGGGTGGCCGGTCGCGGCGGACCGCAGGGATTCCTGTGTGCGCTGGACAACGAGGCCGACGCGAGCTGGGAGGACACCTGCGCGTTCGTGGCCGAGTGGAACGCCATCACGGGCGGGCATCCGCTGCTGATGTACACGGGCGGCTGGTGGTGGCGTCCCCGCGGCTGGCCCGGCGCTGAGCTGACACCGCACCTGTGGCACAGCCACTACGTCACCGGGTCTGGCACCGGTGCGGCACTGTACGGGCAGGTCACGGATGGGCACTGGTCGCCCGGGTACGGCGGCTGGCCGCAGGCCACCATCCTGCAGTTCTCGTCGTCCGCCCAGGGCGCCGGGCAGACGGTCGACGTCAACGCCTTCCCCGGCAGCCTC